TGGTGTTTCGGCTTCAAATAATTGTTTAACTTCTAAACCCGAACCTTTTTGAACATAATTCCCGTTTTTATCTTTAGGAACTAATTTATATTTAAATGCTTTTACTATATAGTTATCTTTAACTCCATCTTCTGTTGCTTTAGGACCTGGACCTAAATCAGCACCAATTCCTTCTTTAACTTCAGTGTATCCTAATTCTTTATATACCTTATCATTAGGTTTAGATCCTTTTAATCTAAAAGCATATGGCGTTAAATAAGCACCTGCAGCTCCTGATGTAGATATTTCTTCTAGAGTAGATTTAATTCTATCATATTGATCCGGATAAGATTTTCTTAGATGTGTTCTATATTTATTGAATACATCTTTTAATTCACGAGCTATTTTTTGAATATTTTGATCATTTCTAGCATCTTCAGTACTCATCAATAGCTTTAATGCTTCAACAGCGTCTGACATTTTTTCTAATGAATCACCAAATCCAGCTAATTCAATTACTTCATGTTCAACACCACCTGTTTGTTTATTAACACTGGTTGTTTTATAGTATTTATCTAAATCATCATTAAAAAAATCTGAGTCTTGAACAGGACCATAAGTTTTTTCTAATCTAGCAATTAATGCTGGATCAACATCTTTTGGTTTTTTAATTTCTTTAATATTATATTTAAATTTACCCATTTGCCTTTGTAAGTTCTTCTAGTAAGTTATGATATTGTAACAAATCAACTAAATGATCATTTTTAATAGTACTTCTTTTATCTAATTCTACAATAAACTTTGATATTTCTTGTAGTTTAATTTTTATTGCTTTATCATTGGTTTTTTCAATTTCACCTGATATTGCCTCTTGAAGATATTTTATTTCAGAATTGTAAAATTCTTTTAAACGTGGAGTTGAATCAACTGATTCTATAAATTCTTTAAGGATATGTTTTTGTCTTGAAGTTAAGTCAGAGTATTTATCATTAAATTTTTCCAACATAACTCTATAAGTTAATGTACGTAAATCCTTATCATATGTTTTGAATTCTTCGATTACATCTTCTTTTACTCCATCTCGTTCAACTGGTGTTGTAGTTAAATGTTCTAAAAGTGTAACTTTATTATCAATAATTTGATTAGGATCTGTTGGTTTTTCAGTGTTATAAACTTCAAACAAAACATACAAAGCAGCTTGTGCTTTGTAATCTGAAAGTTTAGTTCTGAATAAATCATCTACATTGTAGAATTCTTTTAGTTCTTTAACTAAATTGTATTTTTCTCTTCTTAATTTTGTTCTATTAAGTTTCTGTGAAGCTTCTACTATTGTAGTAAGCGTAGCATTTGCTTTAGTTTCACTAACATTTTTAGATTTAAATACAGTTTCGTAAAGTTTGTATTCTTTACCTAACTCAGTATTTACAAAATGTTTTTTCAAGATCTTGATAGCTGCAGAATCATTTCCAGATAATGTGTCAGCTGTAATTCGTTTTACTAGTACCTCAAATAGGATACCCGTATTTTTAAATTTTGAATGTTTTATATACATCAATACTTATTTATTTATAAATATATTAAAATTATTACCCCTTGATATTTGATTCATCTAAAAGTGAATTTCCTTTTTTATTTTCCTCAAATACTAGTTGTTTTTTGGAAACAGGAATATTTTTTAGCATGGATTCGTGTTTAAGGAATTGATTATTTTCTAAAGCAAGTGGTGAACCTCCTTTAAAATCAACTTTAAGTTTACTATTACTATTGTAATCGTTTTTCATTCCTTTAGCACCTAATCTATCTTTACCAAAATTATCGTCTTGAGTATTTCGTTTAGATACTTTCTCTTTAGGACGACCTTGTGGTTTTTCATCTTCATTGTATCCATCAGGTACATTTCCTGGATCTGAATACATTCTTCCACTACCATATAATGAAGCTAAATCATGAGGTGTACCATATGATTTACCTGTATCAACAGGATCGTTTCCTTCTGATTCTATTTGATTTAAACGGAATTTACGTTTAACATCTTCACGGATAAGATCTCTATATTCATCATACTGATCTTCACTTAAATGCCAGATATTATCATAAATCCAATCAGATGGGAATAGATTAGAATTTACCATTTGTTCAGATAATTCCATTTTTTCTTTCATTAATGCTACTCTTTCTTGATCATAAATGATTGAAGGTGTAGTCATTGAAAGTTCAAAATTGGATAATTGCTCATCTCTATACCCTAAAGTATATAAATGAACTAGAGCAATTTTATATAATTCTGATGTTATAATTCTTTGTATACGCTCAATTGTACGAGCAAATCTAATATCTTGAGCTGCTAGTGTAGCTTTACCATCTGTGTTTTCATCATAACCCATAAATGCTTTAGGTACTTTAAGAGCAGCAAATAATTTGTCTCTTAAGTACTCAACATCCTGAATACCATCCCACTGTAAACCACTAACATTTTCAATTTTAGTACTTGCATCATTACCTCTAATTGGAATATAATAATCTTCCATTAGGTTTTGCATATTGTATTTTAGGTTATATTCACCTGTTGTTTGATCAACATATGGAGTACGTTTCATTTTAGAAACTGTTTTTTCCATAAATGCATCAATTTCATTTGGAGGTATAGAACCAACGTTCATATAAAAAATACGTCTTTCAGGTGCACGTACAATTCTGTGAATTAACATTGCATCTTCCATTAACGTATATTGTTTAAACAATTTACGAGCTGGTTCGATATATGATCTACCATAAGGTAAGAAATTCATATCAGTTAATAAACGAAAATGAGCCATTTCGTAATTATCAAATATGATAGAATTTGCATTTGATCCACCACCTGGAACATTGTAGTAACCATAATCAGAAGCAGCAACACCTTCAGGATCAAATCTGTATTTAATTTCTGTTGGGTTTTCTTTATCTACCCCTTCCATTCTTTCAATATGGAAAGCTGTATATGGTATTACATTATATATTCCGAATTTTTCAGCGATTTCTAATTTAAGGAAAAAATCACCATATTTACACATATTACGAACCCAAGGCCATAGGTTAAATTCAACATTTAATACGTCATAAAATAAGTTATAAAGTATTTTCTGAATGTCCTCGTCAGATGAACGAATTGATAACACTTCACCCATATCGTTCTTTAAAGTGCTTTCATCTGCGATTATATCCAAAGCAGATGCTATGATTGCATCTGTATCCATTGCATCATAATCTGAGTATAATGAAGGTCTTAGGTAATTATAGTTAAAATTGGTTTGTTGTCCATATAGTGAAGTGCTTGAGTTAGAATAGATTCTATTAAATCTATCTACCAAAGCATTTGTTTCAATTTCTCCAGTTTTTTGGATACTATTAACATCAAAGACTTTCAGTTGATTATCCCCTGTGTTTCGGATAATTACATCAGTAGAAAATAATCGTTGTAATCTTGAAAATAAGCCTTTATCTGCCATTTTATGTTATTTTGTTATTATTATAAATATATTATAGTAACCAATTTATGCTCTCTTTTTTATCTCCTACATCCATACTGTATGGATTGTCGTTACCATTTTGAGAATATCCACCACTATAACCTGTTTTATTTGATTTTACTGCCCCTAAAGCTGCTCTAGCTGAATCTAAGCTTTGTTGTTGGAATTTTAAGGATGTATCTCTTAAAAACATACCAATTCCAAATGACATAACTAAATCATCATTATATCCTCCCTGTGCTTCTGGTCTACCATTACGCCAAATGAATACTTTCATTTCTTCTAACAATCGTTTTGAACGAATTGTTACACTTCTATCACCAACAAATTCTCTAAATTTATTGATACAAAGTGGTCTTGTTCTCATAGACATAGTAAATCCAGGTACCATTTCACTACTACCTTCAAATGCACGTAAATATGATTCTGCAGTACGTTGATCTGATTTTGGAGATTGATATAAATTTCTATATCCTCTTTCTAAAATTGCATCTAAAGTTGCCCATCCAATATTAGCATTTTCAACTACTAACATTGCATTATTATATTCTGTAGCTAGTCCTGTTAGAAAATATCCAAATTCTTTAGGTGGAATTTGACCTTTATATTCTGCAACTTGTGTATTTGTTGCTACATCTATTACATGACATGCAGAGTAATCTTTTCCATCACCTCTAGCAACATCAGCTGTAATCATATATTCTCTAGAATAATCTGCAGGTTCCCAAATCCATAGATTTTGATCAACACCTCTTCTTTCAACTGGTTCTTGAACTGTTGTTTCTTTAATAAACTCAATCCATTCACTATGAAATACAGTATCACCTGAAGTGCTAAAATCACAATCACATTCTTGTGCCGCCATTCTTAAACCTAATTCATCATCCTGTTTAGTTCTCCATTCTTGGTCTCTTTCTGGATGTACT